ACATCCTACCAATTATCGCACTATGCCTCTTAGGCTCCTGCTCAAATGCTAAAAAAGCACAGTACCACTACAAAAAAGCTGTTAAGTTTGGCCTGCAGTTAGTCCAGGATAGCGATACTATCAGAATTACTGCCCTAGATAGCTTTGCAGTGATACGAAATGATACGATTGTATACGAGAAGTTTATTACCACTAAAGATACCATCATTCAGTTTAATAATATTTATGTTCCTAAGACCAGGTGGCAAACTAGAATAGAATATAGGTACAAAACTAAGATACTTAAGCAGGATGTGCTCAAATATAAGTACATATACAAGGATGGTAAGATTAAAAAAGCTAAGACTAATTGGATGCTGTTTGTCTATGGGCTTATAGCCGGCTTTCTAGTGAGCTTTGTGCTTAGAATACTTGACAAACTATACAACCCCTTAAGATGATAAAACACGCAAAGAATATACATGAGTTACATATAGATGGTAGCCATGCTAGGATAGCTATGCTTAGTGATCTGCACTGGGATAACCCTAAATGCGACAGAGTAATGCTAAAAAAACACCTTGACTACTGCTTAACAGAGCAGATACCTGTCATGGTTAATGGTGATTTTTTCTGTCTTATGCAGGGTAAAGGTGATAAGAGAGGTAATAAGTCTGATATTAGACCTGAGCATAACAATGCTAAGTACCTTGATAGCATAGTAGAGACTGCTGTAGATTGGTTTATGCCTTATGCATCTATAATTAGGCTAATAGGATATGGCAACCATGAAACTGCTATCATAAAGTACCAAGAAACTGATATATTACAAAGGTTTGTGGACCTCCTTAACATTAAAAGTGGTGCTAACATACAAGTAGGTGGATATGGGGGGTGGATAATAGTGCGCAACATGATGGGCACGATAAGCACTAGCACTAAGATTAAATACTTCCATGGATCAGGTGGTGGTGGGGTAGTTACAAAAGGTGCTATCAATTTAACCAGGGCACTAGAACTGTATGAAGGCTTTGATGTGTTTACAATGGGCCACATCCATGAGAACAGCTGCAGGAATGACGTAAGAGATACAGTAGATCATCAGGCAGGTAATGGCTACACTCACAAACAGAAGCAATTACACCTAATGCTCACAGGAACGTACAAAGAAGAGTATGGTGAAGGAAGCTATGGGTGGCATGTTGAACGTGGTGCTCCTATTAAGCCTCTAGGTGGTAGGATACTTACTATAAAAGTTGAGAGATTTAGCCAAAAGAGCTGTAAATATGTAGATAGTCACAAATTTAATATGTAAATTTGTACTAGGTTTAATTGGTTAAGAAGCCCTCTATTAGTGGTTTGGTAGGGGGCTTTGTTATTAACTAACAATTTATTGTTGATAACTTAATGTAAAAAGAATTGAACAGTATATTGTAAGTAAGTATATTTGTCTCACTAACTAATTAAAACAAACCACAATGACAAACCAAGAAAGAGAGATTATTATCTCGTATCAGCAAGAGCTCTATTCAGAAGCTCAAGAAACTCAAGAATTATTTGGATACCATGATCCTGAAGCTAAACGGCTATACAGCCAGTGGTATGCAATAGGTGAGCTACTTGAAAAATTAGAAGCACAATGATGTACAGCCCTGAGATTAACTATGTGAGACCTTGTGAGGCTCATGTAGAATGGTATGATGAGGATGGTAGTACTTGCTACACAAGTGAGTTTATTATTAACTTCTTAGCCTATGATGATGTAGATGCCATGTATATGACTAGCACAAAACAGTTAATGTATGGTCCTAAATTAGCATATCATCCCACTGAACTAGAAGTAGAATTTTGTACAACATTAGTAACTAACACTGCACAAAATAACCCTGAAGATTGGGGATATTCTGAGTGGACTAAACAAGACAGCGATGACTACTTTAACGAAAGATGATAACATATACATACCTACCACATACAGCCTTAAAAGGAAGATGTTATGGTGGAGAGAGCAGAGCTGTGAGGAAGATAAAGGTGGTAGCTTTGACTTAGAGCTGTACCTAGACTACTTAAGTGAGCAGGACTTTAACCCTCCTACAGATGTTTAAGCTAATGTACTACATAGGTGATAAGCTCATAGAGAGCTATCACTTCCCATCCATGCAATTAGCAAGGTGGAAGCAGAGCCAACTGAGAAAGCAAGGCAGTCACAATAATGGTCACTTCAAAATAGAGAAAGTATGAATAGAGTATGGCTAGAGGATAGCGTAGAGCCTGAAGGTGGCTCATGGTGGAATTGCTACCTAGGCAAAGATGGCAAGCTGCATGATTACATCTTCACAGATGAGCAAGCAGATACTCCCCAGTGGTATATTGATAACGGTTACATAGTAGAAGAGGTATGAATATCAAAGCAGAAGTGATTAAAAGATACCCATTTGAGAGTACAGCTGTAATAGCTAAGGAATTAGGGATAACAATATCAAAGGTGTATAATATCGCATGGGCCTATAAGATACATAAGGACATCAACTACCTTAAGACTGCAGCAAGTGGTAGGTTTATAGAGCCGAATGTAGCTAATCAATATAAGCCAGGGCACACTCCTCACAATAAAGGTAAGCAAATGCCTGAAGATATATATCATAAGGTAAGAGGTACTATGTTTAAGCCAGGGCACAGGCCTATGAATTGGAAGCCTAATGGTACAATAAGCTATAGACCTGAGAAATGTGGTAGATTATACGCTTATATTAAGCTAAGTGATAGTAAGTGGCAACTGTACAGCAGATATGTGTATGAAGCTAATTATGGGGTAATACCTAGAGGGCATATAGTAATACACATAGATGGTAACAATACTAACCATGATATAAGTAACTTAAAAGCAATTACCATGAAGGAAAACATGCTACGTAACACCATCCATAGATACCCTGAAGAGATACAACAACTAATTAAATTAACCAATAAACTAAAAAACAAAACAAATGGCACAAAACAAACTAAGTGATCTACGTGATCATATCTTCATGGCCCTAGAGAGACTAGCTGATGAAAATTTAACACCTGAACAAATTAATGCTGAAGTAGAGAAGTCAAAGGCAATAGCTCAGCTAAGCTCTGCTATTATATCTTCTGCTAAGGTAGAGATAGACTTCATTAATGCTACAGGAGTGCTTGAGAGCCAGTCTGAGCTCTTTAAGTCAGTAACCCAAAATAAACTAAATGACTAACCTAGAATTAGTGCAGGATTACATAGTAAAGTACAAACTACAAGAGCACTCAAAGTATCAGAAGTTAGTCTATATGAGGTATTACCTGTACAATGTACTGTACAAAGATGGTATGGGCTTATCTGCTATAGGTAGAGTATTTAATAGGACACATGCAACTATCTACAATGGCCTTAAGAAGCATGACGATTACACTAGCTACAAAGATAAGGTATACATTCTTTATACAGCTGATTTAGCTAATAAATTTGTTAAAAAGCAAAAGATTAAACCCTTGAAGGATATGGTGTTAGAACTTTCTAGCATGGAGCAAGTTGAGTATCTTCAGACCATGATTGCTAACCATTATATATGACGGTATGACGCTACGCTATAGGGGCTCTTTGAGAGTTCCACAAAAAGTGGAGGGGTACTAGGTTTTTCTAGCGTCGCATCGTCATGAAATATGCTTAAACCTATACCTACACTATTTATTAGCCAATGACGATAACTTTATTTGCGACATTATTACCAATTTAACGACATTATTACTACATTTGCGACATTATGAATATATCAGTTTTTAAGTCTCTACTTCAATCTAAAGAGACACCTTTTACACAAACTGCCCTCGAGGTATATTACAGGATAAAAGAAGGATACCCTGAATTAATACAAAAAATAGAAAAAATTAGGGCTTTAGATAAGGGGCATGAGGAGTATGATAAGACAAAAAAGTCACTCAGAGCTATTATGTTCAATGGCACCTTTAGTGAACGTAATGATAATGGCCTAATACAGCACTCAGGGCTTTGTATTACTGATTTTGATGATTACCCTAACCTAGAAGTAATGGAAGCTGAACGTGCTAAGCTAATAAGCTCACCATACACTTATATGCTGTTCACTTCTCCTAGTGGTAATGGGCTCAAATGTGTAATTAAGATACCTGCTTGTGATAAAGCTGAGCACAAAAGAAGATTTAAGGCCTACCAACAGCACATAGATAGTGAGTACTTTGATCCTAGTAGTGCTAATGTGAGCAGGGTATGCTTTGAGAGCTATGACACTGATGCATATATTAATATCAAGGCCTTAGAGTACACTGATATTACACAGGATGCAGGCTTCAGCTCATTTGAGAGGGTACCAGTGCTATCTATTACCAATGATGATAAGATTATAGGCCTAATAATGAAGTTCAATTTTGGTGATTTTAGGGCAGGTAGGAATAATTGGATATTCAAAGTGGCTTCCTGCTTCTGTGAGTATGGTATAGATGTTACCACTGCTAAAAATTACCTTATACAATATGCTGAGTATGGCTTTACTGAAAATGAAATAAGAATAGCTGTAGGAAGTGGATATAAGAAAGCCCTGCCTAACAGCAAATACTTTGAAGATAATGCCACTATTGATAAAGTTAAGCTAAAAATAAGGGATGGTATTAAGCCTGAAGATATTGTAAAGCAGCTTGATGTATCTTCTGAGGTAGTAGCCGATATTAATAAGGAAGTAGCTAATAGTGAAGAAGTTTTTTGGAAGGTAGACAAAAAGGGAATTTGCATAGAGCCTGATTTATACACTGCCTTCCTAACTAAAAATGGATTTGCTAGATATTACCATGAAGGTGCCCATAAGTCTACACTTGTAAGAGTAGTAGAAAATAAGGTATCCCTGTCTAGTGTAGAGAAAATTAAAGATTATATACTTGACTACCTGAAAACTAAAAAACAGATTAATGTATGGAACTACTGTTGTAAGAGCCCTTACCTCTTTACAGATAACCATCTTACCATGATAGATAGCATAGAGTTCTTAATGCTTGATGATACAAAGGATATTAGCTACCTACCCTATAGAAATGGAGTAGTAAAGGTAAGTAAGACTAATATAGAGATAGTACCCTACATTGATATAGAGGGGTACATTTGGGATAGTCATATCATTCAAAGAGATTACACACCAGGTAGTGGTAGTAGGAATGACTTTAGAGACTTCATAAGCAAAATATGTGCGAATGATGTAAGTAGGATACGATCACTAGAATGTACTATTGGGTACCTGCTACATACTCACAAAGATAAGGCTGATCAAAAGGCAATTATCTTTAATGATCAGGAGATAGATGATAACCCTAATGGGGGCAGTGGTAAGAGCTTAGTGCTTACTGCCATAGGTAAGATTAGAAACTTGATTAAAATTGACGGCAAAGCCTTTAACCCTGCAAAGAGTGACTTTGTATATCAAAGGGTAAATGTAGATAGTCAGATACTGGCCTTTGATGATGTAAAAAAGAACTTTGACTTTGAGCAGCTATTTAGTTTAATATCAGAAGGTATTACTGTGAATAGAAAAAACAAAGATGAGATATTTATACCCTTTGAGCACAGCCCTAAGATAGTGATTACTACCAACTATGTGATAAGTGGTGCAGGTGGTAGCCATGATAGGAGAAGGCATGAGGTGGAGTTTTTTCAGTACTTCAATGCTACCAATAGCCCACAGGATTTGTACAAAAAATTGTTTTTCGACGAGTGGAATGAGGATGAGTGGCATGTGTTTGATAACTACATGATTAATAACCTACAGCAGTTTATGAAGGCAGGGCTAGTTAAGACTATACCTATAAATGCAGATCTTAAGAGGCTGATACAAGCTACGTGCAAGGACTTCTACGAATTTGTTATAGATAATGGCTTAGAACTAAATACAAGGCTGTACAACTCAACTAGCCTAGAGAAGTTTAAGAATGAGACAGGAGGATATAAGGACTTAGATACTAAAAGATTCCACAAATGGATAAAAGAGTACTGTAAATACAAGGACCTTAAGTTTACAACCAATAGAGATAACCATGGTAGATACTTTGAGCTCAGCAAAGAAGGTGCAGTGGTCCCTGATACTACTGATATATGGGACGAATTAACAGATAAAGCTAGTAGGATATGAACAAAGCAAACAAAGCTCTACTCAGAGCACTAGAGACTAAGTACATGGCATACAGGTACCCATCAGCACCAGGTCATGTATTACCCTTTACTGTCTACACTGACAGCACAGCTAATGGGCTCACTAGATGTATCTGTGACTTTCTTAACTACAGTGACCACCAAGCTGAACGTATTAATACTATGGGAGTGGCTAGAACTAAGAGGGCTACCTGTGGTAAGATAGTAGGGGTAACATGGACCAAAAGCACTAGCACCCCAGGCTCAGCTGATATATCTGCTACCATCTATGGTAAGTCAGTGAAGATAGAGGTAAAGATTGGTAAGGATAGGATGAGTGAAGCTCAGAAGAGATACCAGGAGAATATAGAGAGAGCAGGAGGGATATACTATGTGGCTAAGGAATTTGATAGCTTTGTGGAGTGGTATGATATATTTAGCCAAAACTATAAAAATTAACTAAGTGGTAAAAGTTGACACAATAATATGAAAGCTACCCTAGAATATAACCTACCTGAGGATAGGGAGGACTTTGACTTTGCTACCAATGGCTTCAACTATTACATGGCACTTGTAGAGATGGATCAGTGGTTACGAAGTGAGTACAAGTACAATGGTAAAGAGGAGATGTATGAGGTGAGAGAGAAGCTGAGAGAAATTATTTTAGAAAATAATGTGAATATAGATTAAATTTAGTATATTTGTAAACAATTAAACTACAAACCAATGGAAAAAACAACTAAGGCTGAGAAGCCTCAGGAGGTTGAGCAGCATCCTGCTCCCTTCTATGTAAGGCTTCACCAAGCCAAACAACTAATAGGTAAGGTACATAAGAACGCTACTAACCCCCACTTTAAAAAGTCCTATGCAGATATCAATTCTATCTTAGAGACTGTTGAGCCTATTTTATTACAGCATGATCTACTTTTGCTACAGCCTATAGAAAATGGTAGTGTATGTACTCAAATTGTATGCATATACACAGGCTTTAGTATCTCTAGCTGTATGACCTTAGACCTTAGCTTAGATGCTCAGAAGCAGGGCAGTCAAATCTCTTACTTTAGGAGGTACACCATTCAGAGCCTGCTAACTTTACAAGCTACAGATGATGATGGCCATGTGGCTGCAACTGCTAAGCCTAAGATTAGTATGGAGAGATTTGATGATGCACTAGTAGCTATAGCAGATGGTAAGTATTCTGTAGAGAAGTTAAAAGATAGCTTTGACCTAACCGACCTTCAGCAGAAGGCTTTACTCCTAGTACAATGAAGATAAGATGCAGCTCCATAGGTAAGATAATGACTTCCTCCAAAACTAAAGGGGAGGTACTATCGAAAACAACTAAGACGTATATCCAGGGCCTAGCCCTGGCACACGTTTATGGGATACAAAAAGAATTTACTTCTAAGTATACTGATAAGGGCAATGAATGTGAGGATATGTGCTTATCATTTGTAATGGAGGTAATAGATAAAGGATTTCTGTTTAAAAATGAGGAGAACTATAGTAATGATTGGCTTACAGGTACTCCCGATATAATTACAGACCAGGTGCTAATAGATGTTAAAAACTCATGGAGTGGTAGCACGTTCCCATGGTTTGAAACTGAGTCTCCTAATAAAGATTACTACTACCAGCTTCAAGGGTATATGTGGCTAACTGATAAACAAGAGGCACTGTTATGCTACTGCCTAACCAATACACCCCATGCCATAGTAGAGCAGGAGGTAAAGAGTGCTCACTATAAGTTAGGGCTAATGGAGGAGAGCCTGGACTTAAGAGACCAGGTGCAGAAGCAACACAGCTTTGACCATATCCCTGATGCTAAGAGAGTAAAGACTTTTGTAATACAAAGGGATGATGAGGTGATAGAGCAGATTAAGCTCAAGGTAGAACAATGCAGAGAGTATTATAACCAATTAATAACACAACTATGAACAGAATGAAAAATATAATAATCTTTTTAAGCGCGTTAATTATCGAAATTTGTTCGACCTTTTATATTCGGAGTGTATCGGAAGCAAACATTTATGGAATGATATTCTTTGCTTTCATCGCGCCGTTCATCGGGTTGCCATTTGCCGGTTACATGGTTGAATCAAAACTTTGGATTGAAAGAATAAAAATGGCTTTCGCGTTAGCCTTTGGATATGTAACGGGAGTAATAATAGTAATAAATCTAATTAAGTAAAATGGAAACAAAGAACAATTCAGGTGCTATCTTTAAGAATGATAAGCGTACTGCTGAAACTCACCCACACTACAAGGGTAAGGTAATGGTAAACAATGAAGAGATGGAGATAGCTCTATGGCTCAAAGAAAGTAAGACAGGACTTAAGTACTTTAGTGCTCAGTTCACACCACCTTACAAACGTGCAGAACTATCACCTACTCCTATAGCACAAGCTACAGATGATGATTTGCCATTCTAAATAATTGCACTATCTTTGGGCACATGAACTTACTTGTACTTGTGCCCCTAGCGTGGTGGTTTGTTAATTTCGAGCCTCTTCAAGCAACTTTTGATAAGATATTCAGTTATAGAACTAAGTATCCAATAGCCATACATATACACTCAGCAATGGGCTGTATTAAATGTGTGGCTTTTTGGCTTACTATAATTTGCACCTTTGATTTTATACTTGCTTGTCAAGCCTCACTTATTGCTTATATACTAGACGAATGTTTACAGAAGCTGAGATAAAACTAATAGATGATATAGAGTTACTGCCTGAGAATATCAGGTACTCAAAGCACTCATGTGTGGCTATGTTAAAGATTAGAATTAAATATGAAGGGGTGCAACCTAGGGAGTGCTTCTGTGCATCTGTGAGGAGGAGGATTTGGTATAAAGATTTTATGATATGGTATGAAAAGGCTCTTAGATCAGTACATTAGTAGGTCTTACCCTGAAGTAAGGGCATACACTACCTACTTTCTATCTAAGATGGGGCTGTACATAGACGCTGATACAGTCATAAACAACTCATACATTCATGTGCTTACCATTAATGATTATGTAGCAGATGAGGACAAGGTCAAAAGCTATCTTTTAAACACTATTAAATATCAAATCCTATGGAATACATCAAAGAGCCATAAAGATGATAGGATAACGGCTATAATTGATAACTCAGGCGATAGAATGGAGGATGATGAGCTAGCAGATAAGATAAGGGAGGATAAGATGTACGCATTTAACAAGGGATTAATAGAAATTTATAGATCAGAGATTACAGACCAGGTACAAAAGATAGTATTTGAGGCATATATTGATAAGGGATATATTACCAGCAGAGCACTGGCTACCTATTTCGATATCACTCATACCTCAGCTTACTACCTGATTAAAGACTTGAAACAAAATATAAACAAATTACAATATAGGTATGAAACCGAGTCAATTTATTAGTATCTTGTCCCTGTTTACAGCTCTTAGCGGTGGCTTAGCTTTGTTCACACTAGATTATGAGTGGGCTAGTAGGGCAGGAGGATTATGGATAGCATTATATTACACTTTTTTAATTTTACTACAGTATGAAGATAAAGACAGAACACCTAGGTAAGTATATTACTATGTACAATGGTAACTATGAGACCAGCTTTACAGTAACAGAAGAGACTGCTAAGGACCATAAGTATTATACCTCTAAAGGATTGGGGTATCTATTTGAAGAGAGCACTCCTAAGGCAAAGTATAAAGGGGTAGATAACGAAGAGAAAAAAGAGAAAGATGCCGAGGCCTAAACTTATAGAAACTCCTGAGAAGTTAATGGAGATATTTGAGGAGTATAAAGCTCACTGTGCTGCTAACCCTAGAACTAAATGGGTGCTATCTCAAAAGACTGCTGAAATGGTAGCAGAGCCTTTAAGAGTACCTTTGACTAATGAGGGCTTTGAGATATTTTGCTATAAGAACTACTCTGATGTGCATAACTATTTTGATAATACCGAGGGTAGATATTCTGCATACAAGGCAGTCTGTTCGCACATAAAGAAGGAGATCCGTAATGACCAGATCACAGGTGGAATGGTAGGACAGTTTAACCCATCCATCACCCAACGTCTCAATGCACTAAAAGAGCAAACAGATGTGACCAGTGGTGATGAGAAGATATCTGCTATAACTGTTACTATAGTTAAGTAGTATAATAATAATAATAATAACAATATAGTATCTAACTAGGTACTAGCTTTGCTATGGATATAAAAGCGACTGCCATCTTTGAAAAGAACTATGAGGCCATCTTAGGAGATAAGAGGTTTATTATAAATGAGGGTGGTAGTAGAAGCTCTAAGACTTACAGCCTGTGCCAACTCATGATCATCTACTGCCTGCAGAATAACAATAAGGTGGTATCAGTAATTAGAAAGACCTTCCCTGCCCTACGTGCTACAGTGCTCAGGGACTTCATAGAGATACTAAAAGAGATAGGGCTGTATAAGCAGGAGAGCCACAATAAGAGTGAGCACATCTACACCTTTGCTAATGGTAGTATGGTGGAGTTTTTCTCTGTGGATGACGAGCAAAAGATAAGGGGTAGGAAGAGGGATATAGCATGGTGCAATGAAGCTAATGAGCTTTACTTTGATGACTTCACTCAGCTTAACATGAGAACAGAGGACAAGCTAATCTTTGACTACAACCCATCTGATAGTGCATCATGGCTGTATGAGTTACCTGCAGATGAGAGCATAAAGATAAAGAGCACATACAGGGATAACCCCTTCCTACCTGAAAGCATCAAGGCACAGATAGAGGATCTCAAGAGAACAGATGAGGCACTGTATCAAATCTATGCTTTGGGTGAGAAGGCTATCTCTAAGAGCAACATCTACAGCAACTGGTCCTTTGTGGCACATAGGCCTGCTAGATTTGTTAAGTACGTATATGGATTAGATTTTGGTTACAACCACCCCACAGCTTTGATGAGAGTCTACTACTGTGATAATGATATATACATTGAGCCTGTGATATATGAGAGCTACCTCACCACTACTATGCTCATAGAGAAGTTAGGCACCCTAGGGATAGAACAGACCGTAACCCTCCTAGCAGATTACTCTAGGCCTGAGATCATACAGGAGATGAACATAGCAGGGTATGATGTGCAGAACGCCAACAAGGTAGTTAAGAAAGGGATAGATAACCTTAAGAGCTTCGGGGTGATATGTCAAGATGATAAGGCACTGAGGAGGGAGTATGAGAATTACAAATGGAAAAAGATAGGTGACTTCATAACAGATGAGCCTGTCAAATTATTTGATGATGCTATGGATGCAATAAGATACGCCACTACTCACATAAGGCAGGAGTATTACACTGATGATAGTTACTATGCATTCTGAGACAATACATAAGATACAAGTGGTGCAGGCATACATCCACCATAAGACTGGTAAGCAGGTTAGGATAGTATTCAATAATCCTATGAGGGTGCAACAACATCTAGCCATGTTAGATCATGCATACATGATAGCTATGGGTGGCTTTAAAAACAATAACAGTAATGAAGCTAATATAGGTAAAGACAAGTAATGGCATTAGTAGCACAAGCAACCCCACAAGTAATAGTTCCTGCATACAACCCTATTAAGTACATCTACAGCAGTACCAATGTAAACCTGCAGGGCTTTAAGTTTATCTATGATATATATCAGAGTGGTACCCTAAATAAGATAGCAGAGTACAGGGTGCTTCCAACTTATGCCACTGGCTTTGGGGAGATAGATCTATCTAAGCTGTTACAAGCCAAGGTAAGCTATGACCTTAACCTAGCTAACACCTCAGTATATAACGCTCCAGGATCCCACTACAAATATGATGTAAGCATAGGGGAGGAATATCTCACTACCACTAGTTACAACTTAGCACTTACTCAATATCTAACAGCTCCCTACAATGGTAGAGTAAGAATAAACGTAGCTAACACATTCATAGTAGGAGATCAAATCAATATAGTGCAAACAGGTGTAGGTGTAACTAACCCTAACCTTGAAGGTCTCTTCACTGTGCTAGTAGCTAACCCTCTATACATAGTGGTGAACAGCTTATGGTCTCAGATAGTCAATGCTAATAAGGATGGAGATATCACATATGCAGATGGGAGAAAGACCGTAAACAGAAACCTAACCTCAGTGCTAAACAGATATGTATTTAATGGTGCTATCAAATGGACTGAATGGCCAAGCTATAACTATCAGGACTATATGCTCAATGGCTTTACTGATAAGTTCCTTACTAGCTTCCCTGCAGGTAACAAAACTATGTACGCTACCCTATCGCAGGATATGTGGGTAAATGCTATAGCTAATGGCTCACCTACCCCCCCTGATACAATGGTATTTGAAAATAGTAATGGTAGTATCTTTCAAAAGAATGTAACAGCTGTGGACCATGTTAGTGGTATATCTGTAGGGCCTAACAACTTTGGAGCTTTGACCCTGGTCTTTGGCTCAGGTAACTTGATAGAGCCTAACACTGATTTCTATGAATTTTACTATGAACGTAATGGGGTAGTGAGCTCAATTAGGTATATGGTAACCCTAGATAGAAGGATTAGAACCACTGAGTACAGCATCTTATTCTTAGATCGTATGGGCTCATGGAATAGTTTTGCATTTAGTTTAAATAGCTATGAGAAAGGTAACGTAACACGAGAGCAATTTAACAAAGATGTGCAGGGCTTTATCAATGGCAGTAACCACTGGGACTATGAGCTAACTGATAGAGGTATGACTAACACATATGTAAGCACTGAAACAACCATTGACTTAGCTACCAACTTCATGACTATGGACATGGCTAACTACTTCACTGAACTAATTAGCTCACCCTTCACTTATGTAAAGCAAAGCTCTTATGCTAATGACTGTGATGTGCCTGTGAGCACTGAATACATAAGCTGTAACATAGTGACATCAGACTATCAGGTATACAACCAACGCAACAAGAATTTAATTAAGCAGAACGTAACTATAAAGCTAGCTAATAATAATATCGTAAATGGTTAAGATACAACTAAGCACAGGCTTCCTAGATGTCAAAGAGGGCACTGCCTTCCCTTTAAATTTTCAGGTAGGAGATATCAGGGATGTAAGCCAAAGGAAGGGTAACTTCTCTAAGACCATCACGCTTACTGGCAGTAAGAATAATAACAACCTACTTAACCACTACTATGATGTGAATATAGTGGAGGGCACCTTTAACATTAATGCTCTTACTACCTGTGCAGTTATTCAGGATGGCATACCAATAATGGAGGACTGCTCTATGCAATTAACAGGGGTAGTAAAGACTCAAGTAACAGATGGCTATGAAGAGCAGGTAACCTATGAGGTGCTAGTCAAAGATAGCAAAGCAGATTTCTTTACAGCCATTGCAAACAAGGAACTAACTGATATAGATTTCTCAGATCTTAACCATCCATACGATGCCTTTAATGTGGTGGCTAGATTTAGTAACACTGTGATTAATGGCTTCAAATACTTTCTACCTGGCAGTGGTGATGCTGTCTATAACACTCAAGAGTTTAAGCCTGCCATCTTTGCTAAGACTTACTTAGATAGAATTTTTGAGGATGCAGGATTTACATACAGCTGGCCTACATTATCTTATGATAGATTTGACAAGTTATTCATACCTTACAATGGAGGGGTAGATAACTTTGATTATGCAGATTATTTAGTCAAAGCAGAAAAGACAGCACCTACTACTATCAATGGAGCTAACAACTGGGCAGGCTTTTCTAACATAGCAGTAATAGCTACCACACAATCACCTGCTACTAAAATTAACATAACAGCCTGGACTGAGCTAGAGGATCCACAGAATATCTTTAACCCTATTACAGGTGTATACTCTACACCCTTTATCATAAGTTCGGCTAATGCTCAGAGCTATGATTATAGCGTTACTATGACTTACACATTAAACTTAGTGAATAGTTCGGGTGGTGTTTTATATGGTAGTACTCCAGGTGGTGTGGCAGGTAATGTATTTTACAAGCCTGCTATAGGAGTAAGTGCAGGGACGCAACCTATTATCTTTAGTAACCTATATACAAACACATCACCTACTGCTACTTTGTTAGGCGTGCAAAATGCAGTGCAATGTCCTTTAACTATTCCTAATGGTACTACCACTTTATTAACACAAACAGTACAAACTACCATACCACTTAGTTACAATTTACTTAATAACTTATCATCTGCTACTATAGGATTAAATGTGAGCCAACATCCTGCTGTTATAGGTAACGGTTCATCTGTAAGATACTGGAGAAAAACTTCCCCATCAGGGGTAGCCCCTGCTTCAGGGCAAATAGTTATACAGGCCGTTATCTCTAATATACAAATAAGCATAGTACCTAGTAGCACAATCTATGCAATAGGTGGTACAATAGATGTAAATGATTATGTACCTAAAAAGATAAAGCAGAGCGACTTCATTAAGGGTATCTTTAACATGTATAACATCTATGCTCAAGTAGATAGCACCCAACCTAACAAGCTACTCCTACAAAATAGGGATGATTTTTACGATAGTGGGGTGGAGGTAGACTGGACTGCGAAGCTGGCTAAGGATCAAGAGCAGAACTTATCTTTTTTACCTGAGCTCACCTCTAAGAAAATAATACTAACATACGCTGAGGATAAGGATAACCCTAACACAACCTATACCAATGCTACTAATAACATCTATGGCCAAGCTGAGGTTATCTTTGATAATGAGTATGTAAAGGATGTAGATACTAAGGCTGTATTGTTTAGCCCTACCCCTGTAATTAAAACTATCTTTGGTGCCTTTGTACCAATGCTAGCAGGCTCAGCACCTGAGACAAACATACGTATTTTATATGATAAGACTACAGCAGGACAGCCACTAGCTACCTGTGGACAGTTCTACATATATGACTATGGTAGTGTAGGACAAATTAACCTTACTAACTATCCTTTGGTAGGCCACTTCGATGATCCACTTACCCCAACCTTTGACATTAATTTTGCCATCTGTGATTACTACTACTACCAACCTTCTAGCTTAACAGAAAATAATCTGTACAACAGATACTGGAGGCGTACAATGGGGCAAATCAATAATGGTAAGATGCTCACTGCTATGTTTAACTTGAAAGAGCCTGACATCCAAGCATTGAAATTAAATGATAAGATAAGGATAGATAACTCATGGTGGAATATCAATAAGGTAATTGACTATGATGCCAACGCTAACAAGCTCACTAAGGTAGAGCTAATAAGTATAGATACTGAGATTAACTTCACACCGTTTATGGGGCCAAACGGCCCAGTGATACCTACTCCTCCTGCAGGGATAGGGCCTATACAAATGTTAGCAATGAGTAGAGTCAACACTACTAAGATGGTTAATACAAATGTCTTTGGTAACCAAGCAACAGCAACAGTAGAGGGTAGAGGTAATGTGATAGTGGGTGGCACTAGATCAGTGATAGTGGGAGATGATCGCATCATCAGTGAGAATACCTTAGCAGCAGATAGCTTAATGGTTAGTAGTTTAAATGGAGTAGCTACAGGTATAGTGCCCTTAATCTATATAGCTAACTTAACTCAGGCAGGGATAACAGATCCTATAGTGCAGGTTAAAAATGATAGCTTGGGTGGTGTTACTTGGACTAGAACAGGGGTAGGTACTTATGAGGGATACTTAGATGCTTATGAGCCTTCATATATATCTATCACTAATGTGCCTACTATCATGATTAACAATGGAAACTTTGACGGGGTAATCTCTGCTCAATACTCCACAAGCTCTAATACTGTATCAGTTACTACCACTCAAATAGGTATAGGCTTTGTAGATGGATACTTAGACGGCACCACAATAGAAATTAAATACTACCAACCATAATGAATGAAGTAGATATACCTATAAAAGTCTCAGGACTAGGAGCCATAAAGGCTGAGCTTATGGCACTCAAAGGTGAGATAGCTAATGCTACTGATCCCGAAACAATGACCCGTTTAGCACAGCGTGCAGGGGAACTTAAGGACCAACTCAAGGATGCCAATGAACAGGTAGCAGTCTTCGCCACAGGCTCTAAATTTGAGGCAGTATCTAACAGCTTCGGATCCATCAAGGGAGATCTCATGAGCTTAGACTTTGAGGGTGCATCTGAGAAAGCTCAGGTATTTTCTAAAACATTAGGAAGTCTTAACCCCAAGGATATCGGCAAGGCATTTAGTGGTCTTACTAGTACAATCACTACAGTAGGTGGTGCCTTTGTAAAGCTAGGCATGACCATTCTAACTAACCCAATCTTCTTACTGGTAGTAGTTATAGTGGCTATAGTGGCTGCAGTAGGTTTCTTTTTAGATAAGATAGGGGTGCTAGGTGCTGTATTAGATTTCATTATGATACCTATAAATGCTGTAATAGATGCCTTAAAATGGCTAGGAGATGCACTAGGGCTTACATCATTTGCAGAGGATGAAGCAGCTAAACAAGCTAAGAAAAACTCAGAGGCTGCAATAGCAGAAATTAAAAAAGAAACTGAGGCAAGAAATAGAAGCTTTGAAAGAAGGAAGGATGTGTATACACAATCAGATGATGCAATGGGTAGGCAAATTAAGCTAATGAAAGCCCAGGGTAAGGACACTACTAGCTTAGAAAGAGCAAGGCTAAAGGCGGCCATATCATATCAAACAGGAATAACAAATGAAACCTTTGCTATTCAACAACAATTAAAAGCAAAAAATGAATTAACAGTAGCTGAGCTTAAAGCAAGTGCTTTGGCAACAGGAGATTATGCTGCATGGAATAAATTTGAGAAAGAGATGGCGGCCACAATGACGGCTAATGCTAAGGCAAATGCTGCTGCTAATACTGCTAGATTAAATTCAATAAATGACTTAGCTGTCTTTGAGCAGGAGCTAATAAATGATAAAAAAAAGGCGGCTGATGATCAAGCCAAAGAGGCACAAAAAAATAACAGTGATAGTAAGGCAGCGGCGGCAACTAATGCAGCGGATAGATTAGCAGCTTCTCGAAAGATTAGAGATGGTGAGATAACTTTAATGGCAGAAGGTATAGCTAAAGAAGAGGCTATCATCAAAGAGAAATTTAAAAGAGAGAGAGAGGATATAGCTTCTAATACTAAACTAAAAACAAAAGAAAAAACAACATTAACTGAACAAGCAAATAAAGAAGAGATAGCACAACTTGAAGCAAAAAGAATAGCCGTTGCAGATCTTGAAAAAAAGAACTTGATAGCAGTGGAGGGTGAACTAGCTCAGCTTAGATTAGATGCCATGGCAGAGGGTGCTGAAAAGGAATTGATTATACAAAATGAGAAGTATCAAAAGTTAAGGGATGCTGCCAACGCTGATACTAGATTAACACAAGAGCAATTAAAAGAAAAGCTAGATCTTTATAACACAATGCAGATAGAAGAAGAGACTGCTAGGATGAAAGATAAAGTTAAGGCTGCTAGTGATTTACTTACTGAACTTACTACCACAGAAGAGGAAAAAAGACTAGCAGAATTAGAGGCTAAGTATATTAAGGATCAAGAGATGGCGATGGGTAATCAAAAGGCTTTGGAGATACTAGAAGCTAACCACAAAAAGGCTCTAGATGATATTAATAAAGAGGCTACCTTAAAACAAATAGAAGAGGATCAGAAAGCAAGGGATGCTAAACTAGCACTAGCAGGAGATATTGCCAAGGGTATTACTGATATTGGTGGTATGTTAATTAAAGACCAGGAGAAGCTAGCTAAATTTAACAAGGCCTCTGCTCTTATTCAAATAGGTATAGATACTGCTAAGGCAATTAGTGCTTTGGTAGCTAACTCACAAGCTAATCCTTTGAATAGTTTAACAGCAGGTGCAGCAGGTATTGCACAATTTGCTACAGGAATTATTCAAATCGCTACCAATGTCGCTAAGGCTAAACAGATACTTACATCACCAGGTACAACCCCTAGTGGTGGAGGTGGTGCTAGTGGAGGAGGTGGAGGTACATCCGCAGCCACAGCTTTGCCTCAGGCAGCCCAACTATTTGGCAGTGCTAACACAGGTGGTACCATGAATGCAGGGGGTGGATCTAGTAGCTCATCTATGACTGTAACAGCTGTAGTATCTGAGACTCAAGTTACATCCACACAACAGAAAATAAACCGTATAAATAAATCAGCAGAACTATGAACAGTTTACAAGCCATAACAAACCATATCACAGCTTTCTATACAGCACATAAGCAAGTATTCAAAGTAGGATGCGATTTTAAAGAGCAACTTTACAACTTTGCTACTCAGGATGAGAAGTATCCTTTGGTATATATTGTGCCTAGTGGAGTGATACCAACTGAGAACACTACAGAGTTTAGCTTTGACATTTACTGCTATGATATCATACAAAAGGATAGAGCTAACATCATAACTAT